CTTCCTGGTATTGCTTACGCCAGAGAAATAACTGGCTGGCTGCTACACCATGTTGCCGGGCAACGAGGGAGACCGTCATCCCCGGTTCAAAGCTCTGCTGAACAATTGCGATCTTTTCCTGTGTGGTACGCCGTCTGCGTTTCTCCGGCCCTAAGACATCAATCATCTGTTCTCCAATGACTAGTCTAAAAACTAGTATTAAGACTATCACTTATTTAAGTGATACTGGTTGTCTGGAGATTCAGGGGGCCAGTCTAGAAATCAACACGGCATAATTATGTCACCGGAGCCTGAACAACTCCGGTGACTTCTGCGCTAAACGGGGACGTTTATGCGCACATACAATCCAAACTCTCTTCTCCCTTCACAGATGCAGAAATGCACCTGCAATTCTTTGCATCTAGCGTTTGAGCTCTGCGGAGGTGAAGCGTGAACCTCTCACAAGACGGCATCAAATTACATCGCGGCAACTTCACCGCTATCGGCCAGCAGATCCAGCCTTATCTGGAGGAAGGCAAATGCTTTCGCATGGTGCTTAAACCGTGGCGAGAGAAACGCAGTCTTTCCCAGAATGCACTCAGCCATATGTGGTACAGCGAAATCAGTGAATACCTCATCAGCAGGGGGAAATCGTTCGCTACCGCAGCATGGGTAAAAGATGCTCTCAAACACACATACCTCGGTTATGAAACCAAGGACCTGGTTGATGTCGTAACCGGCGAAATCACTACTATCCAGTCGTTACGCCATACCTCCGATCTTGATACCGGAGAGATGTATGTCTTCCTGTGTAAGGTTGAAGCCTGGGCGATGAATATTGGCTGCAACCTGACTATTCCGCAGAGCTGCGAGTTCCAGCTGCTGCGCGACAAGCAGGAGGCGTAATGGCTACACCGCTTATTCGTGTCATGAACGGACACATCTACAGAGTACCAAATCGTCGTAAGCGTAAGCCTGAGCTGAAGCCATCCGAAATACCAACACTGCTCGGATATACCGCCAGCCTGGTTGATAAAAAATGGTTGCGACTGGCAGCAAGGAGGAGTCATGGCTGATTTGAGAAAAGCAGCGCGTGGTCGGGAATGCCAGGTAAGAATCCCTGGCGTATGTAATGGCAATTCTGAAACGTCTGTACTGGCACATATCCGGCTGGCTGGATTGTGCGGCACCGGTATTAAACTGCCAGACCTTATTGCCACCATTGCATGTTCTGCCTGTCACGACGAGATCGACCGTCGCACGCATTTTGTTGACGCTGGATATGCAAAAGAATGCGCGCTGGAAGGTATGGCGAGAACACAGGTTATCTGGCTGAAAGAGGGGGTTATTAAGGCGTGAATACCTACAGCATCACATTACCCTGGCCTCCGAGCAATAATCGCTATTACCGCCATAATCGCGGGCGCACGCACATCAGCGCAGAGGGGCAAGCATACCGCGATAACGTCGCCCGAATCATCAAAGGCTCCATGCTGGATATCGGCCTGGCTATGCCAGTGAAAATCCGCATTGAGTGCCACATGCCGGATCGCCGTCGCCGTGACCTGGATAATCTGCAAAAAGCCGCTTTTGACGCACTTACTAAAGCAGGTTTCTGGCTGGATGATGCGCAGGTTGTTGATTACCGCGTTGTGAAGATGCCGATCGTTAAAGGCGGGAAGCTGGAGCTGACCATTACAGAACTGGAGGGCGAATGACGTTTGAATCTTATATCACAGAACACCTCCGCCTTCGCTGGATGCGCCTGCGGTTGTACCGGTTTTCCGGTTCTGTCGTGACTGATTACCGAATACTGAAAAATTACGCCAAAACACTGAAAGGAGCGGCCGCATGAATACCCAATATTTACAGTTTGTTCGCGAGCAGCTCATGGTGGCCACCGCCGATCTGAGTGGTGCGACGAAAGGGCAGTTGGTGGCCTGGCAGGAGCATGCGCAATTTGATACCGGTACATACAAACGAAAGAAACCGCGCATTCTGGATGAAGTGACCGGCAGGTTAATAACGCTGGATAATCCGCCGATACCCGGTAAGCAGTCACGGGCGAAAGGCTCATCCATTGCCCTGGTCAGTCCGATCGAGTTCTCAACATCATCATGGCGCCGCGCGGTTCTGTCTCTCGAAGAACATCAGAAAGCGTGGTTGCTGTGGAGTTACAGCGAAAGTGTTCGCTGGGAACATCAGGTCACCATAACGCAGTGGGCATGGAGCGAGTTTAAGACTCTGTTGGGTACCAGGAAAATTGCAGGTAAGACACTGGAACGTTTGAAGAAGTTGATCTGGCTGGCGGCACAGGATGTGAAGAACGAGCTGGCAGGGCGTAAGACCTATGAATACCAGGAGTTGGCATCACTGGTGGGAGTGACATCAAAAAACTGGTCTGAGACATTTACTGAACGCTGGGTTGCAATGAAGCACATTTTTCTACAGCTTGATAGCCAAGCTTTATTGCTTTTAACGAAAACACGTTCAAAACAAAAGACCACATTTTCACAGCAAGATATTGCAAAACTGGATTAAAAATCATATATTTTATGTAAATCTGATATTTTGCCAATGTTGTACGCACTGGCAGTAATCCAAATTCAAGCCCGAGGTTTAAAGCCTTGGGCTTTTCTGTTTCTGGGCGGTGAGTATCCTTCCAACGTACCCCAGCCAGGGTGTCTTCAGCTGTTGAGTTGATATTGCTTAACCCTCTGTTGCCAGCTACATGCTGGCTTTTTTATTCCAGGCTTGCGGGGAGCATCAACTCCGTGCTTTGTCGTTAAATTACCCCGTGAGCCTGATTTCTGACATTTAACGTCCCGGCCTTTTGTCGGCGGCGAAACATTGGCTATTCATATGCACGAAAAAGAGAGCCTTGCCGGAGCGTTCTGGCTCGTTTTGCTGATCATCGCAGGTTGGGGCGGTCTGGTCCGCTACCTGATAGATGTGAAGCAGAGTAAAGCAACGTGGAGCTGGATAAATGCTTTGGCTCAGATAGTGGTGTCGGGATTCACCGGTGTTATTGGTGGCCTGAACAGTATCGAAAGTGGATTCAGTATTTACATGATTCTCGCGACAGCGGGGATTAGTGGTGCGATGGGTTCGGTTGCACTGACATACTTCTGGGAACGACTGACAGGGGTGAAAAATGCTAAATCTTAATCCTCAGCGTAAAGCTTTCCTCGATATGTTGGCGTGGTCAGAAGGAACGGATAACGGGCGACAGCCAACCCGCAATCACGGCTACGACGTTATTGTAGGTGGTGAGCTATTCACTGATTACTCCGATCATCCTCGCAAACTTGTCACGCTAAACCCAAAACTTAAATCAACGGCTGCTGGACGCTACCAGATTCTTTCCCGGTGGTGGGATGCTTACTGTAAACAGCTTGGTTTGAAAGACTTTTCCCCCAATAGCCAGGNCGCNNTGGNATTGCNGCAGANNNAAGATTCACGCGGTGGATTATCGCGATCCCACCGGGGTGACCATGCAACCGCTGTGGCCGCAGATCCCGCCATCACAGCGTATCGCCATTGAGCGAGAAGCGAGGCGGCTGGCGGGCTATCGTCAGGGGCGAGAAATTTGCGNNNGAAAACGAGTATTTTTAGTCATCCTGTTTACCTCTTTCTCAGGGAGTTTAGTCTCCAGGATTCCCGGGCAGTTCATTTTCCGGATCGTATTTTATTAAAGCATCACGAATATTAACAATGTAAATCAGAGCGTTATCTGGCGACATCCAGGCATTGGGGGGTAGGTTTGCCCTCATAGGGCCCTTTGGTGAGCCCTACCGGTGTCACACCCGAAGAGACAATCACCTCTGGAACCTCATTGAGATGCTGGCAAAAGCGCTGGAACCATAATTCCAGATTCATACCATTGGCGAGAATCAGTTATGCCCCCTGCGCACGTTTAATATCACCAGAGGTGGGCTAAGACTCATGAATTTCTGCACCCGGCTTGGTTATGGATGAGACTTCTGCATCATCTTCAGCCACTTTTTTGGCCATATCCGCGATGATGGTAAATGTTGTTATGGATATGATCTGCACAGTATTCAGCTTCCAGAATCTGTACACTTTTCCACTCACACAGCTTTCTCAAAATACTGCCTGTTGCTCTACGCTTCTCTCTGTAGAACACTTGTCTTCGGTATTTTGGCGCAAAAACTATGTGATATTTACAGTTCCATCGTGTGTGCGCTAAGCTCTTTTCGTTCCCCATTGGGACCCCCTTTTGATTTCTTGTTTGACACTTGCAGTTGCCAGACCGCAAGGTGTTTTAACAAATCAAAAGGGGTTTTAATAACTGGCCTCAAAGCTGAAAGCTTTCCGGAACCCCCAGCCTAGCTGGGGGTTGTCGTCATTTGTCGGCTTTGAACGCACAGAAAATCACGATAATTTTGGCCTTGCGTTGCTGATTTTTCACGTCTTGTTTGGTGGGCGGCATCCTTATTCTGGTGTGCCGCTTATCTCTGATGCGGGGAATGCACTGGAGACGGATATTGCCCATTTCCGTTATGCCTACGCGTCAGATAATCAGCGACGTGGTTTAAAACCGCC